TTGCCGTTAGCTCTGACGCCCCACGACCACGCTCTTTGTTGCTATGCCCTGTGTGATGCACCAGTAGCACCGTGCAGTCTTTATACTTCGCCCTACACCGATCTAACGCCATGATGAGCAAGTTGACGTCCACACCAGAACGCTCATCAGCCCCACCAAGCGCCCTTGCTAATGTATCAACGATGATCAACCCCGGTGTTCCCGCTTGATCAATCAGTTCATCTATGGCTTGTTCTAGCTCTGCAACGGCTTGTTCATTACTCAGTATGACTGCACGATTGCTTTTATAGAATTGCGCTTGTCCGTTTTCTATTTGGTGGTGTTTTTTCCATGCTGCCACACGCCTTGTAAGTCCATTGCCCCCTTCGCCACAGAGGTAGAACACGCTGCTTTGTTTTACGTTATGTTCATTCCATTGCTTGCCGGTGGCTATACAGAGCGCCATATCAAGGACCAGAAACGTTTTACCTGATCCTGATGCACCAAAGCACATCGCTAATGTATCACGTTCTATGAGGCCATCTATGAGCCAATCTGGTTTTTGTATGACAAGATCATCTATATGCGTAAACAGCTTTGCTTTGGGCTTTTCTACCCATGCATCGTGCAGCCGCTGTAAGCCTTCTTTAACGCTATGCAGACCTTGGTTAACGTGTATATCGTTCCAATCTGCACCTTGTATTTCTGGGAGCGCATACTGCCTCTTTGAAGCTTTAGCGGCTGCGATCCCTGGCGTATCATTATCTGCTGCGATCTGCAACGTAATATCTGGCCATTGTACAGCAAACGCATTGCAAATCTTGGGCAGCGTGCCTGCGTCTAACGCAAAGATCACTGGCACTTGTTGATCTAACGCCATATGCACGCTAACCCCAGTTGCATAACCTTCTGTGACCCATGCCGTGCAATCGCCTGTGAGCGTACCTATGACGCCAAAAGCCTGATCTTTGACCAAACCTTTGTTGAACTTCTTAAGCCCGTTGGGTGCTATTCTTTGATGCCCAACAACCTCTTGCTCAAAATTATAGAGAGGTATTACAACCGTATCACCATCTAGCTCTGCATTTATTAGCTCAATTTGTTTTGCCTCAATGTAAGTGCTCATATTGCTGCCCGGTTTTAGCTTAATTATGTTTTCAAAATCGCTTGCAGTTGGTTTATGCTCAAACGCATTTTCTTGTTTAAAAACAGGCCACACGCCGTCGTGCTTCATCTCGTTTATGATGTCACGAAAGCCATCTGTGCCGCACTGTCTGCAATGCACTTTGACAAGGCTCTGATATTCGTTAATGCGAAACCTGTCTGTGCCACCACATGACGGGCATGGGCCATGATATTCAGCTTTAGCATTACCACCAGACACACGCTTCATGTTGTATCTGGTGATAATTAAGTCTGACCATTCTGACCAATATGGTTGCTCGTAGTCAGGCATAAGTTAAAACGGTATTTCATCATCAAGATCGTTCAACGCAGCTTGCTTATCTTTCTTGCCGAGATCGCCACCAAAAGCTGACTTTTTCTCTGACTTGGTTTCTGCCTTTTTGCCGTCTAATAAGTCTGCAAATTCGTTTGCTACTGCATCAACTGGCGCTTCAACTAGGTCATCAAACGGATTGCTTTGCTCTTGCTGCTCACGTTCTGCAAGTTCAACCACCATCACACCCTCTGGCCGTAACTGCACCCCGGTTTTACCTGCGAATGACCAAGGGTAGATTTTAAGCATAACGTGGATCGTGCTATTGGTCGTTAGCTGAAAATCGTCTGCTGCTTTGCTACCATCTTTCATGTATTGGCGTGGCTTACTGTTGGCGTCTTGGTAAGTCTTTTTGACAAGCTTGGCGATCCTTCCAGTATTATCTTCATTTTGCGGAAATATGTCCTCTATGTCAGTTGCGTAAAACGGCTCTGCTTTTGTTTTGTCGCTTTCCTTCCAAGCTTTACGCATTGTATTGGCGAGGTCTTTGGCTTGCTCATCAGACATAATGACGTGCATTTCGTATTTGCCGTCTGGGTCAGTTGCATCGCAAGGCACACTGCCACCTTTGGGTCTGTTTTCTGTAGGGGTTGGGTCAAACTTATATGCGCGGTCTATTTTCGGCCAAAGTGCTTTGACGTTTGTTAATCGATAATCCATGTGTTTGTCTCCTTTTTACTCTAGATAATCGGGTAGGTTGTGCATCGAGAAGCTTCCCCAACGCGTATCGTAAGTGCCGGTTTCTTTTGCTTCTGCGATTTCGGTTAATGCTGTTTCAACAACGTTTGTTGCGTATTCTAATGCCTCTTGGTCAAGCGTGTGGAAGTGCGCAGGGTAGGGCCATTCTTTTTCTACTGCTAGAAAGCCAAAGTATTGCACCTCTACTTCTAGGAGCTTCGCGCAGAGCAAATAATGCGCAGCTTGAAAGTGATACCCCAAGCGAAAAATGGCCTTGCCGAAATTTTTGGGATCAGCTTGGGCGGCGCTTTTTACGTCTCCCATAACTCTTAGCTTTGGCGAATAAATGTCTGGTCTGCATTTTAGCAAGAGGCCAGTGCCAGGGTGCTCTACAAAGTAGCTATGCTCCACTTGCTTATCTTTTTGCCGAAGGAGCTTGCCGCAATGCTGATCGTTAAGTAAGCCGCCTACGATCTCGCCATAATCAGCCTCAACGCCATGCACCATCCCTTTTACCATATCGTAGTCTTTGCGGGGCAAAACGACCTTGCCTTGCGCTTGTGCTAGTGCATCGAGTTCCTTGAAAGCTTTTGTTGCGCGTGATTTCTCATCTGAGACCAAAACGTTGCCTAGCTCTGGCTCTAATGCTTCGCTATGCACGGCAGTTCCTACGTCTGCAACATGCTTGGCTAGGTTGAACTTATTATGCATCGCGTGAAACGGTGACTTGGTAATCCATTGCTTTAAAAAAGAAGCGTTAACCCCTGTTTCTGCATGATAATCTGCGTTTGTTATATCTTTGTGTATGCCTTGTTTCATGTTGTCTCCTCTACTGCCTTGATCGTCTGACCAATTCGCATGGCTATTTGCGGCACAATGGCGTTGCCTAAACCCTTTAAACGTTGAACTCTGTGAGGGACTCCAGTGCTTACTCTTGGGATGTCTCCAGGCTCGTCCACCCATCGGGATACCCCATTACCCATTCCACCCAATTTGGATTGAGGCTTCCAGGTGTTGCTTCTTTTCTCCCCACCGCTCTGCGTAGGCACTCGTCTCCTATCGCGCTCTCTGCCCAGTTCGCCACGTCTCCCGTATCCTTCCAATCTCTTGCTCTGGGCGTCGGCCACATCGCTACCGCTGTTGCCAGGGGATTGCCGCTTGATGGGATTTTCTTTTTGTCTCCCTTGTGGTTCTTGTACGGCCCTCCTGTTGAGGCTATTGGCGTCGGCCACATTTCTTGCGACGATCCAGATTCGCATACGTCTATGTCTGGCATCGACACTGACAGCTCCAAGATGAAATGTTTGGACTGCGTAATTGGCTTTGTCTGCCAGGTCAGAAAGCACCTCGTCGAGGCCCATAGTGATGTGCCCAGAAACGTTTTCACAAATAAGCCAATCTGGTCTGACTTGCTGAACAATGGAAAATATTTCCGGCCAGATGTGTCTGTCATCTTCACTGCCTCTGCGCTGCCCGGCTTGACTAAAGGGTTGGCAGGGGTATCCCGCTGTGAGGATGCTTGGTCTGTCTCCGATTGCGTGAATAATCCTAGTTGGGTCATTGGCTAGTTCCTTTACATCTTCTGCAATCGGCACGTCTGGCCAATGCTTTGCTAAAATCTGTCTGCTCCAAGGCTCGATGTCGCAAAACAAAACTGGCTTGCTAAGTTCTGCCCATTCAAAGCCCAACGCAAAGCCACCGATGCCACTGCAAAGGTCAACGTGCGCCATCACTCCACTGCCCTCGCATATGCAGCCATGAGCAACGCTTCGGCTCTGTGTTCATCCTTTTTGCGCTTTAGTTGATCGCTCACTTTGGGAAACTGTTGGATGGCTAGGCGTCTTGCACCGTCTTTGTCTGCCGGTATATGCAACGCTTTTTTCCATGCAGACGGCGTTACAATCTGGTGCTTGATGTTGAGCACGCCTACCGTTGAAAGGATTTGACCGTAGCCCATGCCAATTTTAAACGCGCTTGAGACGCCTTGCTTTGGCCTTGCGCCTTGCTTCTCTATTATAAGGAAGTCGATCTGCGTGCTTTGCAGTATGTCTTTCAGTTCGTGAGCGTTTAAGCCGCCTTCTGCAAATGTAGGTAGATCATAGACTTGGCACCAATCGCCACAGAGTAGGGCAACGCCACCAGTTTTGTAGCCTGGGTCAATGCCGCAATAGGTTCTATCTAGCCCCATTTTCGGCCTCATATCTGTGCTTTAATATTTGCTGAAGTAAGGACGCGACGCTGCGCCGATCCTCTTTTGCTTCGTTTTCCAGCTTGGTTTTTAACTGACCATCAATTCTAACGAACAACGTAACCTGTTGATTTTCCATGTAAAACTCTCGTGCTTGTCATTTTATTATGAAATACTGTGTTTAGTACTTGTACAATGATAGCAAATTGCTATATATGAATAGGAGACAGTAAATAGACAGGAGAGATACAGTGTCAGAGAAAGTTCTATTCAAAAAAGTTTTTGTAGATAATTTAATTTCTTGGGATGATGATAAAAAAGTAGAGGGTTACGTTTACTTAACGTCTGACCAAGAGATACCAAAGGCAGATGAATATATCGAAAATCATTTATACATTCTTAAAAATGCAGAGGGTTGCGATAAACAATATCATCTTTTCTTAGATCGCTCAGACATTGAGAGTGATGATCTTGCAGAATTAGAAAAGCATCTGTTTGATTGGGCAGAAGGTGAGTATCACAACGGTAACTATGAGATCGTAGATGTAGACCAAGTTAAGTACACAGACGCTCTCAATGAAGCAGTAGAGATGATGAACGCCAGTGATGACGGTGAGCTTTTTTTAGAGATCACATCTGCATTGAAACAAGCGGCAAGTAATCATGGAATAGCATACGGCGCAGAAATGCAGTCGTTCGTTGACTGGGCTAACGAGCAATTATCAAAAGATTAACAAAATGTATTCTTCTATACTTACGGAATACATCTACCAGATGCATGGTGTGCACATTGTATGGACGCCATCGCATCTGTATGACGAACCACCATTTTAAGAAAGGAGGAAACAATGAGTAAATATACTATCTTAAATCATCTTGAAGCAGAGGGTCTTATATTAGAATTTGAAGCTTACAAATTGTACGGCATTAAGAAAACTAAGTTAAAAAATTATATTACGCAACTTAGAAAATCTGGGCATAAAATAAATAAGATCACGCAATACGTATCTTCAATCCCATTAATTTCATATGAGGTAGAACAATGAAACACATCATTGACTACGACCATGTGTGTCGCGTCTGCCAAGGACGTCAACGCATATTTCGATGGGAGTACTCACCAACAACGGCAAAGCAAGTGCTTGTAGGTGAGGACTGTGAGTACTGCGTAGGCGGTTATCGCGCCATCACCATAGGCAAAAAAAACAAATACTAGACATAAAGTCTAACATTCATATGCTTTAAAAAACTGGAGGAATTAGCCATGAAGTATGGAGGCTTCATTTTTGGTGCGTCTGAGGAGCATCAGAAAAAGCAACGCAATGGAATAAAAGCATTAGCCAAAGCCCAAAGCGCAGAGGTTA